GTTGTGCATATGCTTTTATAACGCACACAATCTTAGGTTCTGAATTACCTGGGATGTGTGGACAGATTGGTATGTAGGTGAATGTCCGATATTTATCGGAGTGGTTTACCGCCACAAGAAAATAGCACTGTCATGTTTTGTTTGATGAGGCATACATGATATAAATAAATTTCATTACTAATTCTATAATTTATAATAATAAAACAGAAAAAGAGGAAGCAGACCTCACATCAAACTGCGACGAGTCGAGCGGATTTGATCCGCGAGACGCCCTAGTAGAAAAACTTAGATTTTATCAAGAAAGATCCATTAGGTTGAGAGAAAAGTTGAATAAGCGTTATCAACACATTGCTGCGTTGGAGCGCCATATTCACCAGTTGGAAAATCGAATGTTGACTTCACAGTCTTCAGTACCTGGAGTTGAACAAACTCAGCTTTCCGACAATGCCACCCAAGGTATCACAGCTTTTGCTGACCAGGATGCTGGGTGGACTACTACAATCGGTTCATCCTATGAACCTACAATGGATATTTCCACAAATAGCGATTCTGATATTGGACAATTTTTGTCTCGTCCTATTCGTGAATCAGCTCAAAGTTGGCGAGTTGGACATACATTGTTTCATAAGTTCAATCCATGGTCTGCTTTTTGCCAAAATAAATTTGTTCGTGATAAAATCAAAAATTATGAATTGTTGCGCCTAAAATTGCACTGTAAAGTAGTAGTATCTGGCACTCAATTTCATTACGGACGTGCAATTATGAGTTACAATCCTTATACCCTTGGCGATCAGACAACTGTAGAGCGAGAGGTTCAGGATAATGATTTGATTGCAGCGTCTCAACGACCGCATGTGTTTATTAATCCAGCAAAGAATGAGGGAGGTGAACTGCATTTGCCTTTCTTTTATCCAGACAATTATTTGGAAATTCCTAAAGCCGATTGGTCCGACATGGGTGATATCTATATTCATTCCTTTGGAAATCTCCAACATGCTAATGCTGGAAATGATGCAGTCAATGTAACCATCTATTTGTGGGCCACTGATGTGGTGCTTACAATGCCTACTATTTCTGATCCTCCGCTTAAGAGTCAAAGTGGACGCAGAGCCAAAAAGAGCTTAAGCGATCGTGATTCTTCCAATAAGCTGGGTGCTGATGAATACGGAACAGGCATTATCTCCAAACCTGCTGCTGCTATTGCAAAAGCGGCCGGAGAACTGAGCTCCATACCAGCAATTGGCCCATATATGGTTGCTACACAAATTGCCTCAGGTGCAGCTGCGAACATTGCTAGGATGTTTGGTTATAGCAGACCTTCAGTACTTACTGATATTGGTCTATACAAACCAACTCCTACTGGCAATCTCGCAAATGTTGATGCGGCTGATGCTGTACAAAAATTAACTTTGGATAGCAAGGCTGAATTGACTGTGGATTCTCGTACTGTCGGTTTAGACGGTACTGATCAGATGGGTATTGTGGATTACGCTTGTCGTGAATCATATTTAACTCGTTTTGCTTGGGCCCCCACTAATCAAACAGATGATCTATTGTGGGGGACCCGGGTGCTACCAATGAACATTGGAGTGAATCAGAAAGAGATCCACCTGACACCTTTGGCACACATTGCCACGGCTTTTGAACAATGGACGGGATCAATTAAGTACAGATTCCAGATTGTCAAAACCAATTTTCATAAAGGCAGATTATTGGTCCGTTGGGATCCTAATGCCTTTGCCAGTGCTGTCAATTATAACGTGAGTTACTCACGCGTAGTTGATATTGCGGATACTGATGATTTTGAAATAGTTATCGGTTGGGGCCAATCAACTCCTTGGAAAGAGTGTGGCCAACCTGGCTCTGAGAATTTTTCCATTAACAGATTATCTGAAAATGAGAAAGAAGGCAATGGTGTGTTGGAAGTTTTGGTTCTGAATGAACTTGTGTCTCCAGCAGCAGACAGTAACATTGCTATCAATGTTTTTGTTTCTGCTTGTGACGATATCAAATTTGCTGGTCCTACGAATGAGAAGATTAGGAAGTATTCCTTCTTTAAGGAATTTTCTACTTCGCAAGGACATCAAGCTCCTGTTGTATCAGGTGGCACTAGTTCGCATACGCGTTCTTTGCCACTTCATTCTCAATCAGGTAAGCTTGAATCAGAACAGGGTATTTTACCCTCAGCAGATGCACCTGTGGGGGCAGAATCATTGGAAACAATTGGAAAGGAAACGGCACAAGATGACAACACCTACATTGTTTACTATGGAGACCCCCCGACATCCCTGCGTGAATTGTTCAAACGCTACTGTTATGTGCGTACTTGGGTTGCACCCAATACAGCAACTGATAAGTTGCAAATTAGTGAATTAACCACCAAGAACTTTCCATTCTATATTGGATGGGATCCCAAGGGCATCTATGGCAATAAAGGTAACACACACAAAGTAACTATGGGGGGATCACATTTTCTAAATTGGTTCACTCCATGTTATGCTGGTTGTCGTGGTTCCATTCGAAAGAAGTATCTTTTCGAAAACGCTGGATCCACATCACCTCTGGTCACTCGTGGCACTTTCGAGCACGTTCAGGGAGCGCATTGGTCGCATCATGAGATTGCGAACTCTGAGACGCCCGAAACGCAGGAGAAATTTCTTTCTTCTCGCTGGTGCCCTCAAAGTGGAGCTGGTTGCGCAAATACAAATTGCGAAATCAACAACACAATTGAGGTCGAGTTTCCGTACTATTATCCTAAACGCTTTTCTGCTGCACGTACC